TACAAATTGGTGATCCATACACTGTAACTACTGCTGATAGTAGAGTTGGTACTTTCCAAAAACAAATAGTAAGATCGAAAACCAAGAGAGAGAGAATGACTTATTTGAAAAACGCCTGGGACATTCCTGATATTCTTCGGGTTAACCAACAAAAATATCTCGTTGAACCCGCCCTTAGATTTATTGATAGCAATGAATCTGATGGCCAGATTGGAATCCTTAGCGCCGATACCGGCAATGGTAAAACATATACCGTTATTAATGGCATCATCCCCGCAATAGTAGTCAAGAAGATCAACGCAGGTGTTGACCTTAAGAAAGAGAGCCTGAATTTTATTATTCTTGCGCCGTCGACCGAATTAGTTGATGAAATTTACGAGACGGTATATGAAACCTATACCTCACATGAATACAACATTAGTTCTCCTGGGCGAGTAGATGTTTTCAACAATTTCATCGGTATCAAAAAGACAGGTATCAACATTGTTGTGACAACGATTCAGACATGGCTCAATAACTATGCCAACTTGAACGCTAGTTTCACTGGATTGTTTTGGGATGAAATCCATCATGGTGGTTGTCCTAGTGACTTGTTGTATTATTTCGACTTGGGGCATGGTAGCGCCGGGGGGCACTCAAACTATGAAGCCCGGTGGTATAATTCTGTTATAGATGGCGATGTGGAATACCGTTTCGGTTTCTCTGGCACCCCGATGACCAGTCATATTGAAAGCAAAGAAAAATATGTGATGGTATCCAATGATATGCCGTCGGCATCATATTCGAAGCCCGCCGTCTTTGACCCGATTTTTACCACGACCTATTCAGATAGTACAGAAGAACTGGTCAAAACAATCTTGGTCAAAAACGCTATTGTGAAATATTTGAAAGAGGAGAAGCCCGAAGCCCTTAAGAATTTCCACCAAACAAAGGTCACTGGTATTCTGAAAGTTGGTTCGAAAGCTATGCCATACAACATATGGCATGCCAGAAGAGATATGAAAAAATTCATAAACCAATATCAAAACACCACCATAGAATATGATGGAGTCACATTAAACCTTGAGGGTGGCAACTTCGCTGTAAATAACCATAACGAGCGTAGTAAGGGCTATGATACATCAAGGGAAGTTTTTTGTGATCTGGCTGACAACAAATCCGATTTGTTATTTGCTATTGTTGTTGAACTTGGCAGTGTGGGTATCAATGTACCAAATCTAGGTGCGGTTGCCTTGGCAAGACGTATTGAAAATTCTGCAAGTGTATATAATAACTCGATTCAATATTACGGTCGCTTGAACCGTTGTGAACGAGATTTCTATTTTACAGCCGGTGAATTTTCAGAGGCTTCAGCCGAAGACCGCGAAACGATTTACAATTATTTCATGGCAACCAACTGCGTTCAGCCTATTGGGATAACTTCTTCTGGGTCAATCGAAGGGGTCAAAACTTTTGTTGATAAGAATGTGCCATCGGATGCTGTTTGGATAACTCTAAATTCCTTAAATGATGTGGGTTCAAATTTGGTTGGTTCGTCAACCTCGGGCTCCTCTACAGACCGAGATACCATCTATCAGAAGTACAAAAAGAATCGTTGTGAGATTCCTGGTTGTGATTGTTACGAGCGATATGTTTCTAGTCCTGATGAGCCATCATTTTCAGAAATGCGTTTCAATGAACGCCTGCATGTTTATAAGGCAATTCTTGATGTTGACCATATTGATGGTGACAGGGATAATATGGTTCCATCTAATCTTTGGACCATTTGTTCACCACAGCATAAGTTGAAATCTTATGAAAACGGCGATTACATATCATAGGAAAATACCCACTTTGTTGGTATTTTTGTATTGACATACTGTGAGTTTTACTATATAATGGTAAGTGAAATGTAAATAATGAGGAAATATAATGGAAGTATCTATTGACGTTGAAGAACTAAGAAAACGCCGAATATTCGTCGCAACACCGATGTACGGTGGAAACTGCCATGGCATGTATACCAAATCCACAGCCGACTTGGCTATGCTTTCGACAAAGTATGGCATTGAGGTAAAGTTCTTTTACCTGTTCAATGAATCCCTAATCACCCGCGCCCGTAACTATCTGGTTGATGAATTTTTGCGAAGTGATTTTGATTACCTGATGTTCATTGATTCGGATATTGGATTCGACCCGAATGATGTTCTGACACTGGCCGCACTATTGGACCCAGCCGACGACAAAGAAATTATCTGTGGTCCTTATCCAAAGAAAACCATCGCATGGGAAAAGATTAAACATGCGGTCGACCGTGGCTTTGCAGACAAGAACCCAAACAACCTTGAGAAATATGTCGGCGACTATGTTTTCAACCCAGTCGGTGGCTCTGAAGAAATTCAGATTGATATTCCTGTTGAGGTTATGGAGGGTGGAACAGGCTTTATGATGATCCACCGTTCGGCTCTTGAAAAATATGCGGCTGCATATCCAGAATTCATGTACCGACCAGACCACGTTCGTACAGACGCTTTCGATGGCACCCGTGAAATCATGGCTTTCTTTGATTGCGTCATTGACGACAAGAATACCCAAATGCACCAACGGCTCCGCAACTTGATTGATGCTGATTTGCCGAAAGAAGATATTGTGGCTGACCTTGAGAAGTTGGTTGACTATAAAGACGACGAAGGTTATTCGAAACGCTACCTGTCAGAAGATTACATGTTCTGTCAGTGGGCTAGAAAAGCCGATATCAAAGTCTGGCTCTGCCCATGGATGCGCTTACAGCATTGTGGTTCGTATACTTTTGGTGGTTCTCTTGCTGACCTCGCAGAGATTGGCGCAGCCGCAACGATTGATACAAGAGTCGTTCAACAGCGGAAAGATTTGGCCAATTCAGCCAAAACTGGTCCTGTTATCGAACCACCTGTAAGGAAAAAGAAGCGCCTGAAAGCCACAACATGATTATTGGTCTTGTAGGGCTAATCGGTTCTGGTAAAGGAACCGTCGGAAACTGGTTGACGGATTGGCATGATTTCGAAGCCGATTCGTTTGCCGCTCCTCTCAAGGATATGACCGCGGCTTTGTTCGGCTGGGAAAGGTCTTTATTGGAAGGCGACACCGAAGAAAGCCGTTTATTCCGCGAGGAAGTAGACGAATGGTGGTCATTGAAATTGAAAAAGCCTGGCTTTACACCACGCTTGGCTCTGCAATTAATGGGCACCGAAGTTATGCGGGATGGTTTTCATCCAGATATTTGGCTTGCGGCGATGCAAAACAGATTACCCACTGAAGGCCAAAACATTGTGATTACCGACGTAAGATTTCCAAACGAAATGAAACTTATCGGTGATCTGGGTGGAGAAATCTGGTGTATTCATGGTAGAACTTTCCCCGATTGGTGGGAAATCGCTATGTATGAACCAGAGCATATGCCGGGCATGTATCCTAATGTTCATGCTTCTGAATGGTCATGGGTATCTGGTGATTTTGATCGTGAAATTTATAATCAAAGCACCAAAGAAGATTTGCGAAATAGTATTGACAAAATCCTAACCGCGTGATATGATCAACTATACTTTGAAAAGGAAACTTTGTAATGAAATTCTCTCCCGATACCCTTGAGGTTCTGAAAAACTTCTCCCAAATCAACCAGTCGATTTTGTTTGAAGAAGGCAAATCGTTGGCTACCGTTTCACCTCAAAAGACGATTATGGCAAAAGCCAAGATTGCTGATGATATTCCGGCTGATTTTGCCATCTATGACCTAAACAGGTTCCTAGGTTTCATCAACCTCTTTGATGACCCTACATTTGATTTTGATGTTGGCTCTGTTCAAATCAAAAACGGCAAAGCCTCGGGGCGATATGCCTTTGCAGACGCTTCGCTTATCACCGCGCCACCCAAGAAAGAACTTTCTGTTGACCCTGAAGTCGTTTTTGATATGTCGTCGGCTACACTTGGCGAAATCCTAAAGGCTGCTTCAGTAACCCAGCTTCCCGATATCGGTGTTATCGGTGATGGTTCAACCATCTATGTAACCGCGCTTGACGCTAAGAACGACGGCTCTGATACTTTTCAGATTGGCGTTGGTTCTACTAAGTCGACCTTCCGTATGATTTTCAAAATGGAAAATTGGAAGTTCTTGCCACGTGATTATGCGATCAAAATGACTTCCAAAGGTATCGCACAATTTACCGCAACCGATGTTGAATACTTCGTTGCCGTGGAATCTGGTTCTACATTTGATGGATAAAATGATTTTGACCGTTCGTGATGAAGGTGTTTCCACCATCGTAAAGGTGGAAACATCTAACACGATCTCTGAATACACAATTGACCCAGAATCAGAATTAGGAAAACGCCATGCAAGAAACTCTATGGGTGGAAGCCTACAGACCACAAAAAATAGCTGATTGTATCCTTCCGCAAAGGTTGAAGGACACATTTCAAGCCTTTGTCGATAAACAAGATGTACCTAATCTCCTATTGACTGGTGGTCCTGGCTGCGGTAAGACAACCGTTGCTAAGGCTATGTTGAAGGAAATGGGTGCCGACAGTTATTTGGTCAACGGTTCGCTTGATGTAAACAAAGACAAACTCCGCACCGACATTTCTTCTTATGCGTCTTCTGTCTCTTTGATGGGTGGCAAGAAATTCGTTATCATTGATGAGGCGGATTATCTTGACCCTAACTGGGTACAGCCAGGACTGCGTGGCTTTGTCGAAGCATTCTCAAAAAACTGTGGCTTCATCCTGACCTGTAATTATGTGAACAGGCTTATCGAACCCATTCAATCCCGTATGTCGATCATTGATTTCAAAATGACGAATAAAGACAAGCCAGAAATGGCAATGGGCTTTATGAAACGGGTCATGACTATTCTTGACACCGAGAATGTTGAGTATGACAAGAAGGTTGTGGCTGAAATTATTCAGAAACATTTTCCCGATTATCGCCGGGTCTTGAATGAACTTCAACGGTACTCTGCGGCTAACGGCAAGATTGATTCGGGTCTTCTAGCCAATTTGTCAGAAGTCAAAATGAAGGAATTGATGGTCGCTCTGAAGAATAAGGAATTTACGGTCGCTCGTAAGTGGGTAGCCCAAAACCTTGACAACGATTTCAACACCCTTATGCGCCAACTCTATGACACAGCCCACGAATATATTGAACCGCATGACATTCCCGAATTGGTGGTGCTTATGGCAGATTACCAATATAAGGATGCCTTTGTGGCTGACAAGGAGGTTAACACCATGGCCTTGTTGGTAGAAATTATGGCATCGGCGGATTTCAAATGAACACCGTAGATTATTTGAAACGAGAAATTCGGTACGCCCAGGAAAAAATTACGAAGATTCAAAACGAATGTAGTCACCCTGAATCGGTAAAGGTTGTAACAGGTTCGACAATCACCTGTGGTTTATGCCAAAAGAAATGGACAGAAAAACTGTAAAAAGAGTAATAGACTAAATAGGTAGTAACAGCGAAAGGAGACAAATGTTTCACCAGCTAAAACTGCCTAAGAAAGAATCGACGCCTCGTAAAGAGCGCGCCAAACATCGCCGAGCCAAAGTCAAAAGACAACGGGTTGACGGTGCCATTCACCTCTTGCAAAGTAACGGGTACTTTGTTCAAAAAAGAGGAGAAATTAGATTGACATAACTCTGAAAAAGTGATAAGATCATATTATGAGTTCACCATTTGACTTCACAAAAGCCATTGATAAAGGCGTTGATATCGTTCGTACCTCTGATAATCCAGAAGTGGTGCTGAAGGATTACAATGCGTTCATTATCAATAGAGCCTATTCTCGTTACCCCGACACCACCCTTAGGGTCAATGAATTGAATTTCAGACCTAACACACCTACCTTTATGCAACACGACTATCTTATAAATACTATCGTGCCCAAGAAACGAAAGTTTGTTCCATGGGCAAAGCCTGATAAAATAAAAGACATTGATGTGGTTCAAGAATACTACGGCTACAACAATGAAAGAGCAAGAGAAGCCCTTTTGATTATGACAGGCGATGATATTGAAGCAATAAGAGCAAAGTTGTATAAGGGTGGTGCCATGAAATAACTCTTTGTAATGCCACTTTTTTATAAATATAATAAAGGAGTGATTTGATGAAATTATATCAACAGGAATATGGTTATAATTGTATCCCAGAAAAAGAAAAAATTGAAGAATTATATTCTAAATACACCCAACAGGAGATTGCAGATCTATTCGGTACCTATAAAACCAGAGTAAGGAAATGGCTGAAACATTATGATATTGCGATTCGTCCACCGGGCGGCGGTAATAATAAACAATTCGAAATAAACAAAGAAACATTACAAAAATTAGTAGCGCATAATAAAATTACGAACCGCCAGATAGCAGAAAAATTTGGTTGTTCGATTTCAAATATAACAAGATTGTTAAAGAAGTTTTCCATTACCAGAAATTATAATAAAACCGAACGGCAAAAATATATTACTAAAGTTTACTACCTAACAGAAAAAATTTATGCTGAAAACATTGCCATACTTAATCCAGATAACAAACCAAGAACTTTATGCGGGGTATCTGGCGGATATCAAGTAGACCATATCAATCCTGTTATCAATTGTTTTCGTGAGGGTATCACTCCAGAAATATGCGCGTCAATTAGTAATTTACAGTTTATACCCTGGGAAGAAAATTTAAAAAGAGGGGTGGTATAATGAGTGTGTTTGGTAATTATGGTGTTGAAATTATTCTAAAAGAAGATGATGATTTCCTTAAGGTAAAAGAAACACTAACGCGAATTGGTATCGCATCCAGAAAAGACAAAATTTTATATCAGTCGTGTCATATACTACATAAACAAGGTTGTTATGCGATAGTTCACTTCAAAGAACTTTTTGCCCTGGATGGTAAGCCAACAGATTTCGGAACCGACGATCAAGGCCGCAGGAATACGATAGCGAATCTATTAGACGATTGGGGATTACTTGAACTGGCTGAACCAGACAAGAGTGCCCAACCAGTCGCCCTACTAAGCGCAATGAAAATTCTCCCGTTCGCCGAAAAGAAGAATTGGGAGTTGAAGACCAAATACAATATCGGTCGCAAATACTAAATGATGGAGTTTTGTTATGACGAATATGTTAGTGTGCCCTGTTAAAATCAAATTAGAGCCAGGTGGTAAGATGCCTTCATACGGCAGTCAAGAGGCTGCGGGTATGGATTTGTACGCCTATGTCGATGGTGTGGATGGTATCGCGCCCGGGCGCTCAAAACTAATTCAGTGTGGCTTCTCTATGGAAATGCCTAGAGGTTATGAGGCGCAGATTCGCCCTCGGTCTGGACTAGCATTCAAGCACGGCATTACCGTATTGAATTCCCCAGGCACAATTGATAGCGATTATCGTGGTACGGTCGGTGTGATTCTTATCAACCACGGCGATGTAAATTTTAATGTGACCCGGGGCGACCGGATCGCACAAATGGTTATCCAAAGAATTCCGGGCGTCGATCTGATAGCGGTTGATATGCTTGATGACACCGAGCGCGGTGAAGGTGGTTTTGGGTCTACAGGCACAAACTGATGGTTGATCTTCTTGACCACAAGATGCCAGACCAAGAATTCACAGAAGAATTACGGTCTGTTGGTTGGGCTCCTGGCTGGTATTGCCAAAAATGTTCAACATGCGGTGATGCTCATATCGCAGATAAAAGAGCAATAGTTTGTTTAGATTGTGCAAATGAGCAGTTAGAACAGACTAAATAGAAGTGCAATGCCAATAATGGGTTGCATATAATTTCTTGCTTTACAGGAGAAAACACATGGTAAGAACACTAACACTCCCACAGGGTTTTGAACAATTCGGCATCGGCTTTGATCCATTTTTTGAAATGGTCGAAGGCTTTACCGGCAAAGCTCAAAACACCTACCCTCCCCACAATGTTTGCCGTTACGACGACAACGCCTATGCCATTGAATTGGCTGTGGCTGGATTCGAGAACGAAGAACTGGTTGTCACCCTTGAGGATAATGTCCTTACGATTGATGGCAAATGTTGCCCCGCGGGCGACCAGGTTGAATTCCTACACAAAGGAATTTCAAGCCGTGACTTCACAAAGAAGTTTACCCTATCCGATGACATTGAAGTGATGGGTTCCGAATTGGAAAACGGTCTTCTGATTATCACTCTGGAAAGAATTGTTCCAGAAGAAAAGAAAACCCGCACCATCGAAATCAAATAAGCATAGATATGCTGTGGTGCAATGACGTACCACAGCATATCTTTTGAGGTGTAAATAATGAAACTATCAAACAACTTCACTTTGGCTGAAATGACCAAAAGTCAGATAGCCACCCGCAAGGGAATTTCTAACGACGCCACCGACGAACACATTGAAAATATGCGCCTACTGTGCGTTCATGTTTTGCAGCCAGTTCGAAACAAGTTTGGTTCTACCACAATATCTTCTGGTTATCGGTCAGAAGACTTGAACGAAGCAATCGGCGGATCGACAACGAGCCAACATTCTAAAGGCGAAGCCGCTGATTTTGAATGTGTTGAAAAAGATAACTACGGTCTTGCTGTGTGGATTTCCCAGATTTTGGATTTCGACCAGTTGATACTTGAATATCTTGACGACGATGATCCCCACGCTGGGTGGATTCACTGTTCATATGTTGGTCCATGGGAAGACGGCATCAACAGAAAAGAAATTTTGAAGGCGGAGAAGATTGATGGAAAAACAGTCTATACCAAAATCGAATTATAATACCTATACCCAAAGACAGTGGGACCGTGCCGTAGGATACGGGCGTGTACCCCCTGAATATCAGAAAGATAAAGAAGATGAAAATCTTGAAGAAATTGGTGGCTCGAATCAAAGAGCGCCAACAAGCGAAACAGAACTACCGTGACTATATGGACTATCTAAGGTCAGAACACCCATACATGTATCAAGAACGCTGCAATGCGAATCCCGCTTGTCGCCCGTTCGATCACAATGCGTATAGGTGGTAAGAATGTTGAAAAACTTTTTTAAGGCGTTGATGCAGGTAAGATTTACCTCTACCTTCTTTGATGCATTTGTAGCTGGACGTACCGCAGAAGCAAAGCGGAGATTACAGGGATAATTAAATGGATTGGATGTTTGTCGGTGTAACGGTAGGCGTAATAATTTATTTTGGAATACTCGGCTTGGTTTTAAAAGCCGACGAATTGAAAGCGAGATTAGATAATGACAATTAATGTAGTACGACTTATCAGTGGTGAAGAATTGGTGGCAGACGTAAATAGAGGTGCAGGCCCGATGGTAGATTATATTCCGCCGGCAAATTGGGTCTTGAGTAAACCTTGGCAACTTCACGTTCAAACCGACGAAAAAGGTAACCCTCATATGGGATTATCGCCGATGCTGCCACTGGCTGTAAAAGATGAATTGACTATCGCCCACGACAAAATCATGTTTATGTATGAGCCAGTTCAAGGCATTATCGACAACTATAAACAAGCGTCCAGCCCAATTGCTATGCCTAACACGCCGGGAATTATTCTACCATAAAGTCTTGACAGATCGACCAAAAGTATGATATACTGGTAGATATAATCAAGGAATTATGATGGACTTTTATACCGACGTTCAAGTATACGGAAATAGTATTCTTCTTAGAGGAGTGAAAAATGGCACTCGGTACTCTAAGAAGGTTCCGTACCAACCAACCCTCTATGTCTCTGGACGAGAGGGTAATTTCAAAACTATCGACGGGCAAACTGTTGGTGATGTAGAATTTGACACTATCCGCGAAGCAAAAGAATTTTACAAGAGTTACCAAGATGTTGCTAATCTTACCGTTTATGGTTCTAACCTTTTCAATTATACTTACATCCACGAACAGTGGCCAGGCGTTATTGACTATGACAGTTCCGTTCTAAGAGTTGCCAACATTGATATTGAGGTCGCCTCTGAAAACGGCTTTCCACAACCGGAAGCCGCAGACGAGGAGGTTGTATCTATCACCATGGAAGTCAAGAACCGATATTTCGTTTGGGGCTGTGGCGACTTTGAGAACGAAGACCCAAATGTCAATTACATGAAATGCAAGGGCGAGAAAGATTTGCTTTTGAACTTTCTGGACTTCTGGTCGTCAAACTATCCCGACATTATCACCGGATGGTACATTCAACTTTTCGATATCCCCTATCTCGTCAACCGGATCACAAAACTCTTTAGTGAAAAGATGGCTAACAGGCTTTCGCCATGGGGTCGTATCTATGAACGAACCATAAACATGGGCTATGGTACGAAAAAGCAGGCTTATGAAATCGTGGGCATTGCCGAATTGGATTACCTCGACCTATACAAGCGATACTCTGGCGCAATGCAGGAGTCCTATAAACTGGACCATATCTCGTTTGTCGAATTGGGTGAAAAGAAACTTGACTATGCCGAGCATGGCACCCTTCACAAACTCTACCTAAACGACTACCAGAAATTTATCGAATACAACATCAAAGACGTTGCGTTGGTTCGCCGGATTGATGATAAGATGAAACTTATCGAACAGGCTCTGTCTGTTGCGTATTTGACCAAGGTGAATTTACCGGACGTTCATAAGCAAGTAAGAATGTGGGATGCGATTACCCACAATCACTTGCTTGATAAAGGCGTGGTCGTTCCACCCAAGAGACACCATGACAAGAGCGATACCTTTGAGGGCGCATATGTGAAAGCGCCACTTATCGGTAAGCATCGGTGGATTATGTCTTTCGATCTTGCCAGTATGTACCCACACATTATTATGATGTTCAACATCGGTCCCGACACCATTCAACAAATCAATATGGATATCCGTATTGAGGATTTGATTTACAGTCGAATCACCGAACCTATGCACGACGAATTTTCTGTGGCTTGTAACGGCTCTCTGTATACCAAAGAGTTCACCGGAATTCTGTCAGAACTTATGCAAGAGTTTTATGATGGTCGCACGATAGCCAAGGGTAAAATGTTGGATGCGAAAAGGCGATTTGAAAAGACCAAAGACCCAAGTGATGAAAAAGAAATCGCCCGATGGAATAACTACCAGAACGCTTTGAAGGTTACCCTCAACAGTGCATACGGCGCTATGGGCAGCCAGTATTTCCGTTTCTATGACTTGCGGAATGCAGAGGCTATCACAATGTCGGGGCAGGTGATTATTCGATTCATTGAAGACAAGTTGAATAAATACCTAAACAAACTCCTGAAGACCGAAGGGAAAGATTATGTCATTGCGTCTGATACCGACTCCGTTTACCTTAGGCTTGACGAACTTGTTAATCAAGTCTTTGAAGAAGGAACGCCGGATGAAAAAATTGTCGAATTTCTATCCCGAACCGGTAAAGAGAAAATTGAACCGTATATTGATAGGTGTTACCAGGACCTTACTAAAACTCTGAACGGCAAACACAAGATGAAAATGAAGCGCGAGATTATTGCGCCCGTTGGAATCTGGACCAACAAAAAGCGTTATGCCCTAAACGTCTTAGACGACGAGGGTGTTCGGTATTCAGAACCCAAAATGAAAGTGATGGGGTTGGAGGTTGTCAGATCGTCAACACCACAATCTTGCCGGACGGCTATCAAAGCCTGTATCGGCCTTATGCTGACAGGGACACAAAAAGAGTTGGTTGCCCACATTGAAGATTTCCGTGAAAAATTCTATGCAATGGATTTCATGGATGTGGCTAAACCGAGTGGCGTGAATGGAATCGCAAAGTACGATGGCGGAAAAGAGATTTTCACCAAAGGAAC